AATCTGTGCGCCTCTCTATGATGAGATTTTATTTCCCTTGCGAATCGCAGGTATGACCGGGCATTGTGATAGAAATACTACCGCCATAAGCGCACATCAGCTTACAGTTGTCGAGTAGGGCTGGCATATTGGTGATCAACTCTTTGCCACCCGGAGCCCAAGGAGCTACAATAGCTGGAATACAGGGCATAGGTGTCAATACGCCCATTGCGGCAGCAGTCGCTGAGGCTACCGTAGGATTACTTGGCGACTGGCACATACCGAAAGGTAGGATGTTTACCAATGGGGCGAAATCCATGATGGTGGCTTTCGGCTTGTTTTGGATCATCGGTCGCAATGGAACCGTGACCATCAATGTGGAGGGCGTCATTCCGAAGGTACATTTCAGGGTCGCGCCCATACAAACATACTTTGCCATATTCTTTCTCTTTTATTATTTATTGTTCGACTTCAATTCCTCCTCATTCAATTTAACGCTTAGTTTTGCGGTAGAAGGTGCTCCTGGAATGGATATACCTTCGGTTGTGTAAGGTGTCTTGAACGAGGTTTGTACCTTGAGGTTCTTCATATCGACTGTTTCCGCAGTGACATCAGACTTGAAGGTGACCTTTCCTTGCAGGGTGGTTTCGCCATAGAAAGTGGTCTTACTGCCGGACAGTGAAGCGTCGCCACCGCTAAGCTGAAGGATCGCCTTGCCATCTTGCTGGAGCTCGACGGTCGTATCGCCAAAGAGCCCCACCTTGTCGGAGGCCACCTGCACGCTCTTGCTCTTGGTCTTCTTGTCTTTCGACCCGGCATATACCTTCTCTGCCAACAGGAGCAGGGTGCTGCCCGCGGCCAGGTTCTTGTCGGTCCGTTTCTCCTTGTCCACGTCCATCGCCTTGACCTCTACCGACTTGGCGTTGGCGGCGATCGATCCGGTCGCTTTGCCTTCTGTATCGGTAGCGTTGAGGTTGATCTTCTCAGCCCGAACGGTGAACGAGCCCTCCTTGGTCAGGCTCTTTTCTTGTGTCTTTTTGTTCTTATATTCATAATCGACAGATTCGACCGTGATATCTTTTGAGACGACCTTTACGCTTCCTTCCGCCGGTAAATCCATATTTTCACCAGCGATCTTGTGGTTAGTGGTCGAGATCTCTATTTTCGCAGAGGCGATGGAGATGTCGCTTTTCGGAATGAACGCTCCGTCGTCGTTATAGGAAGAAAGGGCTATCCGCTTGCCTTCCAAACCGATTCCGGCCCCGTCGTTTGTCCGCCGATTGCCATCGCCGTCAATTGAGAGTAGGTTGATATTTTCTGATTGAAGGAAAATGTGGGTTCCTGTAGATTTATTTTTGTAAGTTGATTTTAGTTTTGAGACCTCTATAATCCGCAAAACCACCCGAACAAATTTTCAAAACGAAGCGGTTTGATGTTTTCGAGAAAATTAAAACGAAGCGGTTTGATGTTTTCGAGAAAATTAAAACGAAGCGGTTTATTTTGAATAAAAAACACGTAGCATTAAAACGACATTTAAACGTCATTTTAATGCTATTTATATAGTTTTTTTATACCAAAAAGCCCTTTATAATTTGTCTATTTCGTGAAAAATCACTATATTTACATTAAATAATTGTTGCACTCATTATCAAGCTGCCACATTGTCGAGAAGCCTAATAATGTTTGATTTAATTTTGCTGGTATTACGCTTCCATTCGATAGGTTCTTCGCCTTTATCGTATGCTGGATAAGGTTATGGCTCTTTGCAGAACTTGAATTTTCTGCAAAGAGGATAGATATATCTATATGTTTTTACTCGAAATATTTCTAAATCCCCAATTAAAAAAGCAATATTTGAGCGTAAATAACCAGTTGGAGATGTTGTATTTGTTAGTATCTGTTCGTGTATCACCTCACCAGACCTCTTGTTTCGACAGAATATAGTATAATGAAAGCCGTAATATGTAAAATTGGCTGCTTTATAAATTGTCCCACACCCTAAACGTCCATCAGCAAAACTTTGAATAGCCACACAAGTAGGATCGGTTTTTCTTAGTAATTTGATTGAAGCAGCAATCAAGATACTCTCTGCATTATGTCCCAAAGTATCATCTATCCACATTCGATTCAATTCACACATCCATGCAGAAGGGTTAGGATGACTGAATATTTTAGCATAAGGTGTTTTCATTAATCCATAAACTGCAACGCCCAAACATTTGTCCGGTTCTTCCTCTCTAAATATTCCATAATTGAACTTACCAAAGCCTCCGTCATTCCATTTGTGCGAATAATGGTGTTCAATTATCAATTCTTTGGCCAAGGCTTTTGATACCTCTTTTATTATAAGATTACCTAAAGATGTCTGTTTGTAAATTTCCATACCTTATATTTATTATAACACTACAAAGATGAATAAAAGAGAAAACAGGACATAATTTAAAGCAAAACTTACACTGCACCGTTCTTGCAGTCTTTCGACATGTATCTGATTACATCATATACCTTTCGCTCACTTATCCGATATTTATCAGATAGAACGGCTACCGCATAAGTAGTCTTATTCCCTTCACGAATCATTTTAGTAAAATCACGAAAAAGGTCAACATATTTATAATCGCCAGTTTTGATACCAACATCTGAAAGACGATGAAGTAGCTCTTTGTTAAAAGAAAGTATATCGTATATTGTCATAATATCGAATAATTAAAGTATATTTGCAATGCCAATCACATATTTTATGCGCATAAAAAAACGCAGCCACTCGAAGAAGGGCTTACGGCCCCGATCGTGGGTGGTTGCGCTGTTATGCGTAAGTATGTGATTGGCGTCTTATACTTTACTAAACCGGTCGGGGCTTTTTTTGTACCCTTTCCCCCGAAAAAGGTTGATCATCTACACATCACGAGAATACATATTTCGTCTTATTGCCTCCGAATGTTTCCCGTTTGATTACCGTTTCAAAAGGCAGTTCGCCCATTTCCTTAATCTGGTCGAGAATGTTTTTCATCTCTTCCGATGCAGTTATGAACTTTCCTTTTTGACCATCCAGTTCATACTGGACCGCATACCGACCTTCACCTTGTTTTGTTTTGATGTCGGTTTCAAAATCTACAATTGTAACCTTGCAGTTCTGAAGGTTACCCAAAGGGGTAAGATTTCCTTCGAACCGTTTCTTTCCGTCAGCCGGTTTGTAAGTGACGCCTAAATCTTTAAATGACTTCATATTTGTTAGTTTAAAAAATAGATGTTTGCTATTACAGTGTTTAGCCCATCCCCAGAACGATGCAAGAACAACGTATTTACGTTTTTTGCTTTTAACTTTATGCAGTCTCCTGGCGACCTTTTGCTTTATATGCTTACGTACCAGTACATAATCATGGCGGGTAACATAGCCTAAAAAGTCAATACCGCGGGCTTCTACCGGGAATATCTGCCAGTTCTGTTTGATGGTCAGGTGAAGTTTATTTTCTACCAGATAACGTAATTTATCGAAAATGTCATGCAGATACGCTTTATTCGGGCCAAGAACGACAATATCATCACAATACCGGAAATAATACTTTACGCCTAATTCCGCTTTCATGTAGTGATCCAACAGGCAAAGGTAAAAGTTACCGAGCAACTGGCTGGAGTGATAGCCAATTGCCAGACCGGGACCATAACTTCGGATAATACGGATAAGGGTCTGCATCAGTGTTTCGTCTTTGATTTTACGGCGGAGCAGTTCTATCAGGACATCCTGGTCGATGGAGTGGTAGAACTTCTTCAGGTCAAGTTTTAGGCAGTATTCTGTATTCGAACGGTCTTTTAATGCTTTTCGAAGCCTGTTCAAACCGTCATGAATACCACGCTTAGGCAGGCTGGCATACGTGTCGCGAATCATCATACCGCCTAAAACTTCCCTGTAAAGAACAGCCATTATCGCGTGAAGGGCAATACGGTCTTTAAATGGCAGGGACTGGATTTCACGAACCTTACCGTTTTCCACCACTTCAAATTCCCGGAACCCCTCTGGCGCGTACTTGTCTGACTTGATTTCGTCGGCAAGATCGGCCAGAATTTTATCCCGGTTCTTTTTGAAAAGGCGAACGGTACGGGTGCGTTTCTTGCCCCGCATTACCATAGAAAAAGCCTCCAGAAGGTTGCTTTCTTCTACAATCTTTTCTATCAAATAACCGTATCTCTTCATTTTATTGTCGCTTTCAGAAATCCATGTGCTTCGAGAATAAACCTACCACACAATATAACCCAATTTATTTTTTGCCAAGAGGCAAGGTGCATTCCTCTACGGGTTGGATAAGGGAACACGTCCCTGACAAGAGCCGTAATATAATTTTCTTTTCCTGAATATGAGACGCGAACCGTAGTTCGAATTCGTGTTCGAGGCATCGTTATTCGCATTCGCATACGCCACACCGCCATTCGTATTCGAGTCGTTATAGGAGCGCGCCAAAACAAGGGGCAGGAGGAAATCTACCTATATCTTAACATTACATTTACATTTTTACGTTTACATTACAAATGTACTCCGTTTTTCGGGGATTCCCTGATTTTCACAAGGAATATAGAGAAATGCCACGAAAATTTTCAAAATTCGACCGGCTTACGCCGGTATTTGTATCAAAGCACTGTCAGTGCTTTGAACGCACTTACGCTCTCCGCTTCGCGGATAACGCCCCTGAAAGCGAGACGCGAACCGCAGCTCGAATACGTGCTCGAGGCACCGTAATTCGCACCCGCATACGCCACACCGCCATACGTAACCGAGTCGTAAGAGGAGCGCGCCAAAACAAGGGGACCGCCGGATGTTTGATAATAATAATCCGAATAGTGTGTAGTTTCGCTGCCGCCAACATTTGTCGGAACCATATCGAAAAACGGCCCATTTTCTGCTGCGACATTCGTTATCCAACCATCAGAAGTTCCAGCGTTCACATTTCGAGTAGAACCGTCCGGATCTGTGATTTTCCATACACGATTATTAATTTCAACACCTTTCACCCATTCATAAATGCCACCGAATACGCCTTCTAGACCAAGACCGCAAACATATTTTGAAGTCTCATTTTGTGTATCCGCATTTCCTGTTGAATTACTTGTCCCGGTTGTGGTTGCAGAGCTTCCACTTACTGCACCTCCTACGCCCAAAACAGCCTGTAAATTTCTATTGCCATATTTGGCGTATAACATAAAGGCAATGACACAATGCTGTTGAAAGTCAATACGCTGGTAACCCTGTCCACGGGCTGTTGCATATCCGTCAAAATCGTTAGTTGATTTACTTACTGTAGGATGTACTCCACTACGGCTATACAGCTTATTAGAAGTCATATAACCTTTATATGCTCCAACCAAAGAGCGCGGCACATGCTTAAATGTTCCATCCACATTATATTCTGCAAAACGATAACGGAATTTATTACTGTCCACAGATTCCCACTTGTAATAGAACTCAGGAAAGTCAACCATTACATCACCCTCTGTTCCGTCCAGTTTGGCAGCTGTTCCGTCCTCGTAAAAATTACTATTATCATCCCGAAGATAGGCGATTGAAACTTCTCCTTCGGTAGTTTTCTTGCACAGACAACGACGGAACTTAGATAGTATTGTTGCAATGACGCCACTGTTAATTTCGCCTGTTATATTCTGCGGATCGCTCTTTGATTTGTCAAAAACAATAGCCGCGTCAACAATCTTTTCATACTCGAAGGAAACTGTTCGGCTGGCCTGATCTGCCGTAAATGACTGGTCGGAAGGTTTCAGATAACCGGCGAAATTATCCACCGATACCGTGTAGGACGTGCCGGTCGGCACTTTCACGACCACACCGGTTCCATTACCCGTGCCGATTGTTTCCCCACCAGTTTTCTTTACTGTTACCGTACAGGCGGAACAGTCCGCGCTATCGTTGGTGGTTACATTTACCGTTACTTTCTCACATGAGTAACTAAACACTACCTGACGCTCATTACCGCCAACGGCGACAAAGCTCTGTTTTTCCGGTGTGGTATAGCCGTTAACTGCTTCAACTGACACTTCATAACTCATATTAACCGGTATCTTCACTTCCAACGTCTCGCCCTGCCAAGTCAGTTCCTGGGTTTGTCCGGAATACTTGACTGTAACCTTTTTCCCGCTCAAGTCTGTATCCGGTGTTCCCTGGTTACTGTTTAAGGTAATGACCGCCTTTTCCTGGTTTGCCGACGTGCCACCGCTTCCGGCAATACGCCAATCGGCTTTGCTTTCCTTGATGTCATAAAGTTGATAGAATACATAGTCTTCCTCTTCCACCTCATAAACGCGGCATTGCTGACCGATAGCAAAAGCACGCGGTTCCTCGCTGTCTTCCGGCGTATAAGTCAACGTGTCCTCTGTCGGGGTGGAATCCAATGTCGGGGTTTCAGCATATTTGCCGGACATAGACACTACAAGACTCTCAACCTTCTTTATCTTTTCATCGAACGTGCCGAGTGATTCGTAAAATTCTTCCTCCGTACCTTCATAACCGCCCATCTGAGCCGCTTGCCACGCCGACAAGCCGTATGCCGGAAGATCGGAATAACAGTGCTGTCCGTCGGACAGTTTGGTTACAATTTTGCCGTCCTCTCGGCGTTCAAACAGCCAGACATTTTCCACTGGGACAGTTTTATCCGCTTCCCACTCGGCCGTTGTTTTTACAATTTGCTGATAGACGTAAACGCCTGTTCCTGATTCATTGCTCATTTCAAATAACCTTCTTTAATGATTATACTTGCTTTTGTAAAATTCGTTTGACCGGTCAGATAAACCGCTCCGCTATGGGAACCGCCACCACCCGAACCCTCGCCGGTACGTTTCCATACGGCCTGGCCCTCAGTGTTGTCGTGGCATTTCCAGAACGTCTTATTACCATACTCATCCACAGTCCAGACCTCCACGCCGATGTCGTAGCCGTCATCGTTCACTGTAGGGATATGATCCAAGTAAGACGGCATTTTCTTTTCCAAGGCGGTAATACGTTTCCCGGCTTCCACATCAGCCTGTTTCAACAGTTCGATGGCATCCGATAGGGTTTTGTCCGCTTTCTTCAGATCTTCCAGTTGTTTTAATATATTGGTGAGCCATACCGCATTGACTTTATCGAAAAAAGTTGCCGCTCCAGCCTCCTGGATTTCGACACAATCCCCATCCTCAGGTTTTACTTGTACGACTTTGGCGAAATACTTCACCGCGATGTCGCGTACCACGTCGTCGGCGTATTCTCTCTGGATATGTTCCTCCGCCTTCACCAGATACACCGGGAACACTTCCACCGTTTCCACTGCCTGGAGCGGAAGCACCATGCCGCCAGCCCGGCGGCTATACTGTTTTCTTTTACCTGGCAGCCGCATATCACGCAGTTGCCATATTGCGAAAAGAAGCCGTCGGCAACGGCCAGACCTTCCCCTTGAAGCTCCAGCAGGTCGTTGCCCGACCACTTCCTTACGCCCGGTTCCTGTACATGTCGTTTCATTTCTTCACTATTTTATAGGTTCTATCTGCAATCTTATATCGTTCTATCTCCGCACGGATCAGGTTCAAATCAACCCCTTCCGGCACATAGACAATAAAGTCCACATCTTCAAAACTTTGTCCGCCTTCACCTTCCAGGGCGATTTCTTGCATCGGTTCGAACAATACCCAATGTGCCGGTTCTGAATTTAGCCCAATGGCAAGAAACTGGTCCTCGTAGCTCTTGATCAGGACACCACCACCGAACGTCTTGTTCAGGTGTCCTTCCAGGGATTTATGCTGGCTTGTTACGTGTACCTTATACCGGTAATAATCACGCCAGGCGGAAAAAGCATCCCAAACACTTTCCAGATCAACCAATGCCCAAAGCCACCTGAGGCGGTTTTGCTGCCTGCGATGCGGGGCAACATACTGGCGGACAATTTCCTTGAAGTTCAGAATAATGTTCATACGCTAAATATCATTAATGGATACCATTTCCAGTTTACTGTCTTCCGTATAATTGAAATATCCTGCATGTAAGGTTGCCATCGTGTCTATAGGAATAAAATCTTCATCTTCCGTACCCTTGCGGGAAAGGGCAACCATTTTTGCCGTTACAACGCCTGTTACTGCTGTTACTGCTTCCAACATCTTGTGCGAATATATCACACCACCGAACTTCTGCGCCGTCTTGAACTCCTCCAGCGAAGCCAGTACTGCTTCCTGCACACTGTCCACCGGATTGGCGGGATTATAATAAACTTTTATGTCGTACCTAACTTCGTCGGCATCTGTCGAAATAACCTCAGATTTCGTACCGGCAAACTTGATGGCGTCGATGTAGTTTTTGAAGTTCAGAAGCTGGTTACTCGTTAGCGGCACAATTTTACCTTCTTCATCTTCGGTTGCAACGCGGAACATAATTGTATTATCCTCCGCCACATTCACAGAGGCAATCTTAATAACGCGTGCGGTTTCATCCACCGTAGGATATTCCAAAAGTCCGGTCACGGTATCAAAAACCAGCTCGTGTCCCATTTGGAACTCATAACATTTGTCGTTATACCAGGTAACGGTTCCGGCCACTTCTTTTTCCGCATCTTCGTCCATTTCCTTTTTGAACGTGTCCAACACAATTTCAAAAAGATAAATTCCATAGGCCATACAATGTACCCAGAGCTGCCATTCCGAGGCAGCAGAGGTGGAAAGAGTGAAGGAAACCTTCAACCTTTCCGTAATGCTTTGTTCTATTTGCTCAATCGTTCTTGCCATTGCGATTCCATATAAGTGGTTATACTTCGGTCTATTTTCTTAACAACCGTCTTTCTGACAAGGCGGCTTTCGTCGTCAATCTGCACGGTAGTTCCGGGAGCCAGTTTTATATCAGGATAAAACGAGCCAAGTTCACGACCTGACTTTACAACCGCTGACGGATCATTTTTCAAGTCTGGATTGTTGAGGATAATTTCACTTATAGCTTCTGCTGTTCCATATTGTTGCAAGGCTATATCCAGCAGCAGCTGGTCGTTTTCAACTTCAATCGTTTTCATATCGAGCCTCCACATTTAAGTCATTTGAGTAAGTGGCAAATGCCACCTTTGAGACTTTCATACCGTCGGCCGTAAACTCCTTGCGCGTGGCTCTGAGCAAGCCTTCCGGGTCGTTGTCCATCATATAATTTACAGCTCCGACACCGGCTTCCGCCTTCTGTCGTATATGGCCTTTGTCCGAATACAGCAGGTCGCGCTGGTGCTGGTAGGTACTTTCCGCTATCAGCAAATCGCCGGTCGTAAAATCCAGGTCGCCGTCAGGCTGTTGCTTATAATCTTTCATAGGCTTTATGATATAGTATTGCCAAAAGTACCGGTCACAGGCCCCATCGAAGTTGTCAGGCCGGCTGTATAAGTAATTGTCGCGCTTTTGATGGCGTTCATGACAGCATCCGCCAGCTTGTCCGCCACCTTGTCGATAGCCCCTTCCCGGTCGTCGTCCTGCTGGTCCATAACCTGGGTAAAGGCTTCCTTTATCTCTGATTTGATTGTCGCTTTTACTAATGCCATAATTTATCCCTCCATATAATTAGGCAAATCCGCCTTAATCTGTTGAAATGTCGCCATATTGATAGGTACACCGGACGGACCTACAGCCGTGGGGACTGTCAGGGCACAAATCCCATCCAGCATTTGTTCCAGAGTTTTCTTTAGTCCTGAGCCACCACGGGTGATAGTCACACCGCCTGTAGATGCCTTAACGGTCGTCGAGTCGGCGGTAATGGTGAGCGCGTCTGCTTCATGGAGAGCCTTCACCTTGTCATTCGTTACCTCCAGTTTTTCCGCATCCACATGGACGGTTATCTTTTTACCTTTCTTGATGTCGATGTTTTCGGTATCGATGATTACTTCCAAATCGGTATCGGTAAATATCACCTTGTCTATCTCGGTGAATTGGCACACGAACAGCTCGTTGCTTTTCCCGATCCGGCAGACAAGCACCGTGCTATCCAGCCGGGGAATGAAGGCGAAGCCCTGCAGGTCGGGGTTCACCAGACCGCGAAGGCGCACATCGAAATAATCCACCTGGTCATCGCGTTTGACGGTGCAGGTAAATTCTTCCTCGTTCACCTCGGTAACGGTTCCCTGGAACACCTGGTCGCCGCCATCGCCGAACCGCTGCTGGAACTTCCGGCGTAATTCTTCCATTTCCTTGCTCATGCCTTGATACCTATTTCAACGGTTCGGCGGCCTGTCCCGAAAGACGTTTCCACGCTTTCGATAAAGTAGTCGCCGCTCCGTTCGTTATACACTTTGTCCTCGATGCTTGCCACCATGCCAGGAAGGGCGTAGGGAAGCAGGAAGGTTGTTATCTTGCCCCGGTAGCCGTCGAACGAATACCGTTTCAGTTCTTCCTGGGCAAGTGTTTTCAGTTCCGCCGCGTCTTTCACGTCATAGTAGTATAAAGTGCGCGTTTCACCGCCGTCTTCGCCTAATTCGCCTTCTATCTTCGTGCCGTCCTTGTAATAGCATACAGCCTTTACTTTCAGTTTCACGTCCTCGGCCAACTGGTATTTCAATTCGTCGTCGCTGATCACGTTTTCCCGGAGCAGGTATTTCACCGTTTCGCCTTTCACGTCGTTAGCCTTGCCGACATGGAGTTTCCCGTTTATGTCGAACCACGCCACAAGACCGTATTCCTTTTTCAGATAACCCAAAACCCAGCTGCCGGGCTTGTTGTTTACAACGAAGTTCTTCAGCGTCAGGTCTACCACTTCGCCCATCTGGATTCCCGTTAGAATGGTGTTCAAACAGTCTTTGAGCGTCGTTTCTTTTTTCGAGAATACGCAGTTCAGGAATCGCAGCTTGTAATATTCGTCCTCGCATTCGATTTCCAAGGGAACTTTGTAATTGAGCCGCTTCACGTAGCCGACAAACTCGGTATTCAGGCCTCCGTCATACCCCAACTTGATTTCTACCTTGTCACCAACATTGATAGCCTGTGCCGTCTCGATATGCGTCGGCGGTTCCCCGGCATGTTTCAGTACAGCCGTCACCGGGACCTTGATTGTAGCGGTCGCCATCAGGTCGTACAGGCTTCGTTTCACCTTTACGTCATGCACCGACTTAAAGGAAACTGAACCGATTTTTATTTCACAACACAATGCAAACATATCATTCCAGTATTAATTCAAAACTCCGGTCCGTTACCAGTTCCATTGTAAAGACTTGTGCAGTCTCGCAACCTTTCATCTCTGCAAAGTCGATGCTTTTTATCACAACCTTGTCTTCCTCATCCAGGAATATATCGGTCAAGGCGCATTTGAGCGTGACCGATTCGTTGATGTTGTACAATTCATTCAGGGCGTTTATCTGCTGGTCGGGAAAATCCACGTCCAGGCAGACACCGGCAATACGTATCTCGTAATCATCAACCGAGATAAGTTCCTTGACAGTACCCTTGCGACCAACCATCGCCGTTTCCACGATACTTTTCTTTCCACGAATGGAAATGACGGCGTTCGGTATCTCGTATTCCGTCCCTTTATGCTCCAGCACGATTGGCATAAAATACCAGCGTCCCTGTGCGTCTTTCTTCCGGAGCGTGGAACCGAAGTCGGAACTGGTCTTTTCCGAAGCCTGTTCGCCGGGGTATTCGTAGCCGTCCGCCTTATATTTGCTCGGCGCGTCAGGAATAAAACCACCCGGATAAGGCAGCCCCTTATAACCGATCACATTGAGCAGCATATCGCCCAGGTTGAACTGACTAACCCGTTTAAACGTCTGGGCCACTTCTTTAACTGTGTATTTCGTTGCCATATCTTAACCTTCGCTTAATTCTTCCAATATTCCTAACATTTCGGCGCGGATCGTTTCACGGCCTTTCTGGTCGGTATTGGCGACGTGAATAACCACTTCATCACATACCTTACCAATCTGGTACGTCCTACCGTTGTTATTATAATTCCGACTATTGTCAGCGGTGAACGTGCTGTTCGTTTCCCGGATGTTTTCCACGTTATAGGCATCTGAGATATTCGGCGTCGGAATGTCCGCGTTCCGAATGTCCGGGGAGGAAGCCAGCACAAGTGGTACAGACACGACCGCAGCGATTTTCCGCACGTTCTGCATTATGTCGGCGAGGTAGTTCGTCTCCCCGGCATCATACGTCTGGGTGCTGTCGTCCACCTTGGCTGAGACGGGGGAAACGGCCATCGGTACAGCCTTACCTCCCACATCTGCCACCGGGGTGACGGAAAGGCTTATCGGTTCCAGTTTCCGGGTGATGGCGGTGTATTCGGCCGTCTCGCTCAGATTTTGGATATTGTCATCCAATCGTATGGTATCACGTTTCTTCTTGCCCTTACTGCCTACATCCTGCATCTTTCGCATCAGGGATTCGTAGTCCGGTGTCTTCGCATTGGCTGCGTCTGGTACCTGGGGCACTTCGGGCATCAGTTGGTTGGCGGCCATTGCGTCAATTTCCTGCCCTGATGCAGCCCAGCTGTCACGCCCGGCCTGCTTGCCACGTTCCCAAGCCTGGGAATAGTTCCCGGACTGCATAGTGTTGTAGGCAACTGATACCGGGTTAGCTCCAAGAATTCCCTCTCCGATATCCTTGAATCCGTCTTTTGCGAGTGTGGCGGCTTCCTTAAAATTTCCCTTCAGCAGGCTTACAATAGCCGAGCATACACCGCCGATTCCTGATAATACTTGTTTAAACGGTTTAACGATACTGTCAAGAAGTGTTCGCCCGAACTCCTTTATCACACCCCACACTCCAAGAACCGTAACGCGGAAACCTTCAAATTTCTGCCAACAGAGTGTAACAATACCAACTACGGCACCGACAGCAGCTGCTATCCAACCGAGTGGAGACGCCATGAATGCGGCATTCAATGCCAACTGTGCAGCGGTCAAACCTCCTGTTACAGCCGTTTGTGTAATATCCAATACCTTTTTTATTCCACCGATTACAACCGCCCTCTGCGTCCAGGCATAATTCAAGGCCATCGCAGCAGAAAGTATTCCCAGCGTGGTAGTCAATCCGACAATAATCGGGTCGCCCGCTTGAAGCAGCGAATACCAACCAGAAAAGAATCCGATAATGGTATCCATTACGGCAGATACCCCGGAAAGAACGACTGCTGCAACGGTAAGACCAGCACTAATAACCGGTAACATGATTTCGCCAACCTCAGTGCCAATATTCTTGAACTGGTTCCATACCTCAGTTGCCTGTTGTATAGAGTTACGGGAATAGCCAAGGGCGGCGGCAGTTTCCCCCGTTGAGTTAGACACATCACGCATGGATTCAGTCAGCTTCTGTGTGTCTGACATCAATACGGCAAATGCGCTTTTGGCCTCTTTGTCAACCAATCCAAACTGCTCCAGCATGGATGACTTCTGTTCATCCGTCATGCCGCCAAGAACTTTCTGAAGGTCAGTAAATATATCAACCACGCTACGTATCTTACCCGTATCATCGAATACGTCAATACCGGCAGCTTCCATCTTCTTTCTGACATCCACACGCCCAAGTACGGAAAAGGCGTTTTCCATTAGAACGGCAGCCCTCTCAGCCGACTGGCCTTTACCTGTCAAATAGGCAAAAGTTCCTGCCACCTCTTTATAGGCAATACCCAGATTATCGGCTCCTGCAATCAAGTTCGGCATGTACCGCGCAAAATCGGCAAATTCTCCTGCTCCAACACGCTTTGCAGCGAAGAAGGTATCCAGTACTTCCTGCGCCGTTGTGTTCTCCTTACCCACGATAGAGAGCGTCTGTGCTAACGCCGCCGACACGGTATCAAGGTCTGTAAATCCAGCTTTGCTGCCTTTAAGTGCCGCATCCAATATTTGAAGGGATAACTCGACATCGTTCACCTGCGAGTTAATCGCTTCAAACCCTACCGGGACAACCTGAATATCCGACTTATTCTCAGCCGCAATCTCTTTAAGTCTGTTTTTCAGATCCTTCAACCCGGATTCATCAAGCTGTGCGGTAATATTGACGTTAGCCATCGCCTCGTCAAAATTCATACCCGCAGCACCTGCCGCTCCTACAGCGGTTATACCGGTCACGAGTGGGTTCTTCAACAGGCTGGCACCTGGTATCGCATCGAAGGCTTCCGACACCCACTTCTTAAATTTACCACCCCCGGCAGCTGTCTCCAGCTCGTTCAATTCGTTTGTAAGTCGGGAAATCTCACGGTTATACTCTTTTATGGCCGGAAGATTGTCAGCCGGTATCCATTCCTTCTCAGACTGTAAAGCGTCTATCCGAGCTTTCAGTGAGCCGATGGTCTTTCCCGTGTCCTGGAATACGTCTTCTGCCGACCTGACTTTTTCCTGTACGCCGGAAAGGGCCGACCTCGTTTTCTCCGAGGTGGCCGTTATCCCTGCCAGTTTCGCGCTGATCTGGTCACGGAGCGAAAAGATGTATTCTATCTTGTTTGCCATAAATTACCCATGCTTTTAATAAAATCGTATTTTACCCATTCGGCCAAAACAACCTGCAAGCCCCATTCTTCGTCGCCTAGCGTTGCCGGGTCGATATGCAGATAGGCCCGGATCAGGCTGTCCGCAAGTAACAGCCAGCCGGATCTGTCTGCTATACTTGTCCGGCTTATAATTTTTTTAATTCAGCCTCCTTGATTTCGACCAGCTCACCCAACTTTGCAGATACGCCAAGAAATAAAGAATCGTCGGTCTTGATTTCCTCATCGCCAGCCAGCCAACAGTTACCGAGCAGAATTTCGTTATACTTCATCGGGTCGTTTTTACCGACCACGGCAGCCGCGCTGAGTGCCTGGCGGCTGGGGCGTTTCAAATAGGCAACCTTGTCGCCGACTGTGACACAGAACACGTCGCCCCATTTCTTTTTCCACGCTTCGATTTGTTCGGGGGTAATTGTCTTGTTGTTTTCTTTTTCGTTCATAGCTTTATACATTATAGCAGTTATACCACATTATATTCCACATCACAGGCAATAAAAGGCAGCGCATGTTCCGAATACAGGTCGCCTTCTTTAATACTGTTCGGAGCTTCCGTTATGGAAGCATTTATTACCTTATCAGTCTGCACTACGCCCGTTTCCGAAATATAGGAAACAATAACATCAAATTCCAGGTCGGTTACATCATCGTAGCCTTTAGCTTTTGCGGCCGCTTGCATAGCAACCAGTTCAGACTGTAAGACGGTAATCGTTCCCTCATACTCTTTACGGCCCATTTGTATGCCACGTGCCTTTTTACCTGTTGCATACAAGGCTTCTTTTGCTCGTTTGGATTTGTACTCAATGGCACGCAGCCCGGCTACAGGTTTGCCAAGCAATACCACATTTACATCAATCCATGCATATTCTTTTGAATTAAAACTTGCCATCACTCACTTGTATTAAAAGGGTTATCAAATGACAGATCCACATTTATTTCTTTCAACAAAGCAGTTGGTACAACTTTAGCCTGTACTTTTAGGGCATTTGTCGAAATCAAATCCTGGTTAGGGTCTATGTAGGCGGTAAATCCGGAGATTTCGCCTTCCATATTCGTATTGACGGCACGTATCAGCAACTGTTCGTAATACTTGCATATAGGCTGCGGCAGCTTGCCGGTATCCGGATCAACGGCCACACTGTCCAGTATTTCGTCAATATAGGTCTTGTAACATATTACCAGAGCCTTCTGGATAACGCGTGTCAGGCTTAATCGGTGGTAGTCGTTGGTCGTGGCTACCGCCGTCGGGTCATCATTCAGGTAATAGCCGTTCTTCCCGATATAGGTGCGGTAGAAAATGTACCCGGCATCGTGCAGGGCATTCCATAAGCTGTAACTTTCCTCCGGTTTCTTTCCATTCGTCAGATAACCGTCTGCTACCAGACTACCGTCACGGACACGGGCCAACGATATATTTACCGCACAAGTGGCAAGGCGTCCCAATACCCTGCCGATAGCCGCCGAGTAATATTTGCTTTCCCCGTAGATACCGTCCGATGCCATCACAACGGACACACTGTCCTGACTTCCTTCGCGAGGCTGGTATAAACTATCTGTCGTACCATTCCAGGCAAGGGCTGGAAGCAAGACCACAAAGGGGGCAATCTGTTTCAAATAGGATTCTACAACCTGTTGGGCCGCTGTCACGGCTGTTACTACGTCCTGGTCAATACCACTTGTAACAGTCGGTTCATACGCATCTTCCGGATTACGATTTATACCCACCAGGCGGATACGTCCGGCCGCCGAATCAATAAGCGTTTTTAGCGGGGACCCGTCTTCCATTGAACAGATTTCGGTCAAAGTCTTAGCCGCATCAACTACCAACAGGTGCAGTTCCGCGCCATCACCGGCTGATTCATAAAAGCCCAGCACTTCTTTATAGGCCAGTGGGTTATTTTCTGCCGTCAGTCCCAGCTTCTTCAAATCGCTGGTTGAGGCAATCACATAGACCTTGTTAAGCTCCAGAGTGGATGAAACCGCCGTACCCGTCAGAATCAATCCGGCAATACCGTCGTCAGATAATGTAACAGCTCCAATATTGCCGTTACCTAATGTTATGTTTACGTTTGGCAAACTCATTTTAATTATGTTTTAATAGTTTTTGAACACCTTTCAAACCAAGCCAAATGGCCAGAATAGAAAGCGATAATTTCCCGATCCGCATCCAGGTTTCCTGCCACCAGGTAATGTGGTTCACCTCTTTTATCACCTCGACTTCCTGAGGCACATAGACGATAGAATCCTTAGCCGGAAGATAAACCGTATCGTGTACGGCTTGTAGGTCGTAATCCAGTCGCCCGTCTTCGAACGTCAGGTGGCTGTTCATGCCTTGCGATTTTAGTTCGTCGTATGCTTTCAGGATAACCCGGTTATTGCTGTCACACTCGAACAGGGCGGTCAGAAGGGCCGAATCCGGGGGCAGATAGACCGGAACCAGTCGTTCGGTAACAAGATTACCGGGTAGGCTCACGAGAGCGCGGCTCGCATTCTTCGGCCCTCTGCAGCTCAATACGCACAGGGCAAGCAGCAACATGAGGGCAGTTATTGACTTTCTCAACAGCCCGGCGAAGTCGGGCCAGTTCCTTACGTATCGCATTAATCTCTTTTTTTAGCGGTTCGACAACTTGTTCCATCAGGATAGACATTCCATTTTTTACATTTTCCAGTTCGTCGCCCCGTGTATCCGCCTTAGATGCTTCCACCTGCGCCCTTAATCCTTCTACCTCCGCCTCATACTTATTACGCAGCAGTTTAGCTGTAAGCCACGAGCTGAACGGTGCGGTAACGATTGCGGCGATTATGGATATTATTTCTGGTATTCCCATCCTGATTTCACAGAGTTACATTATTTGTTCAACAATTCCCAACCGGCTTCAACGTCTTTCATTACAGCCGGGATACCATTTTCTACCTGGCTTATCGCAGCGGCAAAGGCGCACATCGTACCTTTATCGGCCACATCCGGAACAAACGTCGTAGGAACTTCCATTTCTTTGCAAACACGCGTAATATAGCCTGAAGTATTGTTTTCGCTTCGTGGAGCCCACCGGTTGATAAAGTCCGCTATTGTTTTACAACCGTGCTTATGACGATAATTCTGCAATAGCTTTATCAACGCACGATAGCCGTGTGCCATATCTGTAAATTCTTCAAACGTGTTGTCCCTCTTTGCCATAGCAGGCACTTCTCCCTTCCAGTCGGTAGCATCCGAATTACGGATGTTACCGGGATTATTATTTCTGATACCTCGCGGAGTGCCCATAATTATTCGCTTTTATATTCTGACATAATAGCTCCCATCGCGTCTTTCTTTTTAGGAAGCACGATAAAGTAATGACGGAAATTCACAAGGCTTCGCTGGTTAAGCGGGTCTGTTTTTGCCTCCGAGTAATACATCTTTGTGCTGCCCGCTGCTTTAAACACGCGTTTGGTATAGAAGGCAACTGAAGCCTGATATTCATTAGTACTTGCTGCCGTTCCGAATGCAACCTTTGTTCCGGCTGTCTTGTAAACCGGATTGTCCGAATACTCGTACACCTCGAATCCGTACAGGTTGGCAATTTTACCGGTAGTATAATTATAATACTGATCTTTAAACTTCTGGTCTGTCAGAAGCAAATCGTTAACGTGATCGCTACACAAAACAAGACGCCTTCCCTGTACGGGAATCTTCATTTTATCGAATTTATCCTTAAGCGCGATAATGTCTGAGATTTGCAAACGTTTTCGTCCGGTAGTACCACCACCAACAACCTCACCGGAGGTTTTCAAAACCGGGGTTTTGGCACTGTCGCTGTCCGGAGCCAACGCATGGATAGCCTTGGCAAATTTCTTTTCCTTTATCGCGTCTGCGTGGCGTTCCTTCAAGCTCGACATCTTGTCGTAGGAAGAAGCGTACAATTCATCGTCCGTTACCGGTGTCGGCTTGGTTTGGAACTTATCCAGGGAGAACACCGCGTCGGTATCAGTAATATCCTGTACTGCCAAAGGGTAGGTCGTGTTATTGACCAGCACTTCCGGATCACCGCCGACATCAATCATGTGGATTACATCATTCTCAGCATACTGCGAATAGTCCGGCAGTCCGTCAAGAAAGGTTGCCACATCACCGGCACGAAGTGTTTTGATTAATTCGCCAGTCCATACCTCGGTCAGCACCCCTTCGCAAAGTGCTCCGGAAGGCAAGAAAGGACCGGCCACTAATGATACGCTGACAGCGGTAGCGGCTCCGGCCATAGCCGGAACGCCCATCACGGCGGCAACCATAACGCCCATCACCGCATTAAACAGCAGGGCTGTAATAGCTTTGATTCCTTTTGATTCCATTTGTTTTTTGATTTGTTTGATTGATTAATAATTAGGACAGTCCACACCATATTCAGCCTTATACAGCTTCATATAAGTGGCTTTGTCGTTTGTTCTCAGTTCCATAATCTTGTCGGCCGGGACGTCTGAAAGTTTCTTCCACTCACCGGAAGCGGAATTTCCACCGGAAAGTCGGATCACGTCAGTTGGTTTCTGCGCCGGTGTCATGGCTTCGAAGGTCATCTTCAAAGTTTCAAGGCCGACCTTTTTGCCGAGCTCGACAAAATGGTTCTTTTTCTCGGCCGTGATACGACGTTCGTTAATGGCATTTTCTACCGCGGTGGTGATACCGGCCAGCCTAATTTCTTCCTTTTCCTTTCTTAACTGTTCGTTGGCAGTTTTATAGCCCAACAGCACTTCGATTGTGGAAAGGATTTCTTTTTCCGTTGCCGTTTCCGGCAGCCCAAGTTTCAGGGCGATTGCTTTAAAATCCATCTTTTCGTCTGATTTTTGAGTGTTATTAATAAGCAGCGGGAGGTTTTCCGAGTCCTCTCCGGCTACCAGTTTCAATTCTTTTCCGTCAGCGTTCAATATAAGCGGCAGAGCATTGTCATTACCACCGATGTCCACCATACTGACCTCGGTCAGCTTGCTGCGGGTGACGGTCGCACGATACTGTCCGGGCTTGATAAGCTCCGGAGCGTCGCTGTATTCCAGTACATCCACATTAGCAGAAGCCATACGCAGTGTGCCCTTTTCCCACTGCGCCTTCGCCTGTTTGGACTCCTCGCGCACTTCGTCAAACCAGGGCTCTCCCGTCACCCGCCCTTCCTCTTTCTTCACATCTTTGATGCAGCCGATTATCACACCACGCCAGTGCATCCAGAGCAGTACCGGATTCCTCTCATATTGGGAAATATCCATTCCCGCCGTGCTGATCCACGTTCCGTAGCAGTTTACCGACTCATCGCTTATTACTATTCTTTTTGCCATTCGTTTGTTCGTTGATTGTCGCAAACATATTATTGTAAATACACCTGTCAAAATAAGAGCGCAATGGTTACACACTTCTATGTAATGGTTACACACTTCTATGTAACGACTACATTCTTAATTGCCGAAGCACGATTTCCTTTACAATTTTGCTGAAAAGCTAATATCAATTTTATGGCAACATCAAAGAAAGAACTTGAAAAAACGAAGGAACTGGCAAGGCTCTATTACTTGAATGGAGATACACAAAAACTGGTTGCCGAGAAGGTTGGAGTTTCCCGCGTAACAGTAAACAAGTGGGTTAATGATGGTGGCTGGGATGCGCTACGCACCGCCAAGTCCATCACTCGTAAGGAGCTTGTGGCAAAAATTATGAGAAAGGCTGACGAAAGGCTGGAGAGTGGGGATATGACAGCCGACGAAATGGCAAAGCTGGCAGCCAGCATTGAAAAAATAGATAAACGTACCAATGCCACAACCATTATAGAGGTACTCACTTCCTATAATAACTGGCTGGTAGCTCGCACCCAGATAGACAAGGAACTGACAGTGGACTTCTTGAAAATGACCAACCGCTACCAGGATATATTTATTGCGGAACAGGTTTCGGCCGAAAATCCGGGGCTATAATATATAAATGTATATGGCGACACAGATAGGTCAGAAAGAAGCGTTGAAAAGATGGAAGCAGCTTTGCGAGACCATCCAGAACTTTTCCACCGTCAACACAGCCGAGACAAAGGCGGAGCAGATGGAACGCATCAGCCGCGCCCGGAAAGATTACGCCTATTTCGTGGAATATTACTTTCCGCATTATTGTACCGACAGCGAAACTGGCAAAGTTATCCCTTCCGCAAAGCACCATATTGAGGCGGCGAAAAAGATACTGAAACGCCGGACATTGAAGGCGGTTTTCAAATGGGCACGTGGCCAAGCCAAATCTACACACATGGACGTCATGATTCCCATGTGGCTCATGGCGCAGAAACGGCGTGAAATTAATGTCATGGTATTGGTGGGTAAGTCGGAGGATGCCGCCTGCACCTTGCTTGGCGACATTCAGGCAGAACTGCAATACAACAAACGATATACCCACGACTTCGGAACCAAATACAATGCCGGGAACTGGCAGGATGGCGAGTTTGTAACCTCCGACGGCGTGGCCTTTTTCGCCCGTGGCCGTGGACAGTCCCCGCGTGGTCTCCGCTACCGGAACCGGCGACCGGACTATATCGTTATCGACGACCTCGACGACGACGAATTGTGTGAAAATGACAGCCGTGTCCGTAAACTGACCGAATGGGTGAAAGAGGCCCTTTTCGGGGCGTTCGGTGCCGAAGGCGGGCGTTTTATCATGGTCGGCAACCTGATCAGCAAATGTAGCGTGCTGGCCAACATAGCCGCGTCGAAAGGCGTTGAAGTAAGCCAGGTAAACGTCCTGGACAAGAACGGCAAATCCGCCTGGCCGGAATACTGGACACCGGAACGCATCCGGGAAAAACGGGAGTTCATGGGCTACCGGGCCTTTGAGAAGGAATACATGAACAACCCGATTAAGGAAGGTTCCGTATTTCGTAAAGACTGGATTCGGTGGAAAAAGATATTGCCGCTCGACAAGTACGATGAAATTGTCGCCTATTGCGACCCCTCATTCAAAGGCTCTACAAAGAACGACTACAAGGCCATCAAGGTTTGGGGCAAAGCCGGAACAGAACTGCACCATATCCGCGCTTTTGTCCGGCAATGTTCCGTTGCGGAAATGGTACGCTGGTTCTATGACTTACACGAAAGCCTGCCGGAAGGGGTTATCTGCAAATACATGATAGAGGCGAATTTCCTGCAAGACACCTTGCTTGACGATTTCGAGGAAGAAGGAAACCTTCGCGGATACCAGTTACCCATACAGGCCGACAAGCGCAAAAAGCCGGACAAGTTCCAGCGTATCGAAGCGGTATCGCCGCTTTGGGAACGCGGTTTTGTCTTTTACAACGAGGATTTACAGAATGATCCGGACATGCTGGCGGGTATCGAACAGACACTTTCAATCGAAAAAGGCAGCAGCACACACGATGATGGTCCCGACGCTGATGAAGGTGCAATCAATGTATTGCAGAAGCATTCAAGAATACAGAAGTTTAAACCGAGCATCGGCACACGCCGGTCTCCTAAAAATATATGGTAAGATGAAACAGTTTATTAAAGACCTTATCTTGAGTTACAGGATAAAACGTGCCATTCGCTTGGCAGAAGAACTTTCCAGAGTTAGCAAACGCCGGTATCTTGTCCTTATGGTGGCAGGCATTCCTAAAGTATATTCCAAACAGGAACTGAAAAAGATGATTACCCAAAGGAAATTCCGTAAGGGTACAACCATTCAGGATCTGGAGAAGAAAGCAATCCTTATAACCGGGTAAGCCTATGTTTTTGACCGAAGAAGATTATATCGTGGCAAGCAATACGGCACTGAACGTATTACAGCAATGTTCGGAGGAAAAACGGGAAACCGCCGAACGGATGGCCATTGAGGAAGTGTCCGGCTATCTAAGAAGCCGGTACGATGTGAAGAAGATTTTCGCCGCCTCCGGTAGCGAGCGGAATAACATTATCGTGCTCCGTACCTGCGATGTATCCTTGTACCATCTTTCTGCGTGGCTGCCAAACAAGATGGGGCACGAAATAAGGAAAGAACGTTACGAACTTGCCTTGAAATGGTTGGAAGGCGTACAGGCGGGCAAGATAATTCCTGACCTTCCCACCGTAACCGGAGAAGATGGCGAGGAAGACGTGAACAACCCTGTCAAATGGGGTTCCGGAAGACAAAATACTTATATATGGTAGATTATGGCAAAAAGAAACAAATATAATCCAGGCATGAAGATTGGAGGATTCAACCTGGCATCGGCAAAAGACCGTCGTCGGCTTCAGTCGCTGACGGTAGAACTGAAGCTCCAGGCCGAAGCCTTGACGCAAAAGGATATGCGTTCATGGCGTCAGGCGTGGCAACAGGCTATCGACATCGAAAACCCGCGCCGGGAACGGTTGTATGATATTTACCGGGATGTGGAAGTAGATCTGCATCTTTGCGGTTGTGTGGACCAGCGTAAGGGATTCGTTCAGAAGAAAGGCTTCAAACTCGTAGATGCCAAAGGGAAACAGAACGATGATGTTACCCGGCTTTTTGAAGCGGTTTGGTTCAAGGATTTGGTCGGTTATATACTGGATTCCCGATATTGGGGACATTCGCTTATCCAGCTCGGCGATGTGGTGAGCATCGACGGGGAAATGCGTTACACGGGCGTAGAACTGGTGAACCGTAAGCACGTAATACCGGAATACGGCGTAATCATCCGGGAACAGAGCGACGAATGGAGGTTGGGTATGCCTTACCGGGAAGGACCTATGGCCGACTGGGTGGTGGAAGCCGGTAAGCCGAAGGATTTGGGCTTATACCTGAAAGCGGCAACGCAAACCATACCGAAAAAGAATATGCTTGCCTATTGGGACCAGTTCGGGGAAATATTCGGTATGCCAATCCGTATCGCCAAAACAACGGCACGAGACCCGAAAGACAGGAGTCAGATAGAGAACATGCTGGCCTCTATGGGTGCGGCCGCATGGGGCCTGTTCCCGGACGGAACCGATATTGACATCAAGGAGACGACACGGGGCGATGCCTTCAACGTCTATGACAAACGTATTGATCGGGCCAACTCGGAACTGTCAAAAGGTATTCTGAACCAGACAATGACCATCGACAACGGTAGCAGCCTCTCACAGTCGGAAGTCCATTTGGAAGTGTTCGAGAATGTGGTCGAAAAGGATGCCGACCTCGTAAAAGACATCGTAAACGACCAGCTTCTGCCGCGCATGGTAAAGCACGGTTTCCCGGTAAAAGGGTTGCACTTTGAATGGGACGACAGCGTGGACTATACGCCGGAACAGCAGTTGGAATACGAAAAGATGATTGCAGACCGCTACGAGGTTGACCCGAAATATTTCATCGACAAATACGGCGTTCCCATTATCGGTAAAAAGACTGTTCCGGACACTTCCGCACAACTGGCACAACCTTTTTTCGACTGAGCCCGGATGATTATGCCGGGCTGCACAAAAGGATCAGTCTGTTATATCAGGATGGGAACCTGCAACTGGCCGCCGACGATTACCCGGACACGTCCGGCATAGAATCCGCCTTCGAAAAGGCGATGAAGTGGCTGCATAGTAAACGAATCTTCGGAGCAGGCATGCTGAAAGAAAAGCCGGTCCGCCGGTTGGTTGAGGAAACCGCGGCTTACCTTTCAAAAGGCATTGAGCGTGGTATTATACAGGAATCGCCGTCGGAAGAGATGGTCTCCAGCCTTCGGGAAAGTGCCGGAGTATTCTCCGGATTCAAGACTTTTCACGAAATGAAAGAAGCCGCAAACCTGTTGCTGGACGAAAACGGCGATTTAAAGCCGTTTGAACAGTTTTCAAATGACGTTCAAAAGATTAATGAGGCTTACAACAAACACTATTTGAAAACTGAATACAATTTCGCCGTGCAAAGTGCGGAAATGGCCGCCAAGTGGGAAGAACAGCAGGACGACGGCGAGGGTCGTTATTTGCTCCAGTACCGTACCGCGGGGGATAAGAAGGTACGCCCCGCACATCAGGAAATGAACGGTATTACGCTGCCGGCTTCTGACCCGTTCTGGGACAAATATTATCCTCCGAACGGCTTTAACTGTCGTTGTACCGTCCAAAAGGTACGCGCCGCCAAATACCCGGCAACTGACAGCAAAGAAGCCATGGAGACCGGGGATAAGGCAACCGAGGGTAAATACGCCGAAATGTTCCGCTTCAATCCGGGCAAACAGCGTGCGGCTTATCCGGCTTACAACTCGTACACAATAAAGAAGTGTGCCACCTGCAAAAAGAACGGGCTGGAACTGGCAAAGATTCCCAGCAACGAACTTTGCGCCGCCTGCCCGATCATTCATGAATGCGCCGGGGACATCGCCAAATCTCAGGCTGCCATCGAACGGAAACACTACCTCCGGGAAATGCAACCGCTTTTGAAAAAGAAGGTTGTTTTAGAGATTGACGGGGTAAAGAAAAGTATCGGATTCACCAAAGAAGGGAATAAGCACTTATACAGTGACACCTTCGGGCGGTCGTCTGTATTAAAACCGGACGATTTAGCACATCTAGACGACGTATTGAAACAATCTGTTTATGTCAGAACATCTGACAGATTAAGTCACACACGGAAAGATAAGGTGAAACGGTTCTTTTATTTAAAAGGAAAAATTAACGGTAAAACGGTATATCTAAATGTGGCAGAAGCTGAATTTAAAAATAAGGACGGCAAGAAAAAGTACGACCGTTTTCTGTATTCGGTAACAGACAAAATAAAAAGCGAATAAATCGGCGACCCCTTAGGTTCTTGACCAGCTTAGCCCACACAATTCACTCGCTTTTCACTGCAAATATACAACTAATAATTTAAAACCCAATCCTATGGACGGAGATTTTAAGAAAGAGGTTATTGACCGGTCAATTGAAGACATCAAAGTCGAGTTTGACGAGGAATTTGACCGGAATTTCGAGCGGAAAGCCTTTTTCGATGAAAAGGAATGGCCCGAAAGGAAATTTGATGACGGTGTGGGTTCACTCATGCAACGCACTGGAGGGTTACGTCGAAGCATCCGAAGCCGGAAACGTCGGGGCGAGCTGGTGTACTCGTCTAACTTGCCCTACGCGCAGATTCATAATGAAGGCGGGGAAATTAAGGTTACCAGGAAGATGAATGGATATTTCTTCGGCAAACTAAAAGAGACGCGTGGTAAATACCAGTACAAGAAGAACGGCGAACGCCGCGGTAACAAACGCAACCGGGAACTGTCCGAAAAGGAACAGTTTTACCTGGCGATGGCCTTGAAGAAAGTCGGCTCTGCCATCAAGATGCCGGAACGCCGCTTTATCGGATCCGGGCGCAATACCGACCGGATCATCCGGGAAATAACTGAACAGAACTTCGAGGAATATTTAAAGAACCATCCAATCATAGACAAATGAGAAAGATTTTATACCAGGAACTAAAGAAACGCCTGTCGCGCCTTTT